CCTGCGACTAAAGGCATAGGTGAAATCATCACTTTTAATTCGCTTTTTCTCATCTGTTAAAATGTCATCTGCAAATCCAAGTTCAATTGCCTTATTTGCATTAAGCCAAGTTTCAGCATCCATAAAATGTGAAAGCCTTGCCCTAGACAGCCCTGTCTTTATCTCATAGGCATTGATGATGCTTTCCTTTACTTCTGAGAGCATATCAATTGCTTTTTGCATTTCCTCAGTGTCTCCAATTGCTATGGTTAGGGGATTGTGAACCATCATTAGAGCAGTGGGTGCAATTAGCACGGTTGTTCCGGCCATAGCAATTACTGAAGTCGCAGAAGCTGCAATCCCATCAATTTTAATGGTTACTTGTCCCTTGTAGTCCATAAGCATTGAATAAATTTGACTTGCTGCTATACAGTCGCCACCAGGTGAGTTAAGCCAAATAACAATGTCACCCTCACCGGCATTTAAATCAGTTTTAAAAGCCTTAGGGGTGACATCATCATCAAACCATGATTCCTCAGCAATTACTCCGTCAAGGTAAAGGGTCCTTATACCTGTATCCTCATCCTTAACCCAATTCCAGAATTTCTTCATTTTGTTTCCTTCCTTTCTGTATTATTTGAAAATATACCTGCATCTTGTAATTTCGTCATTGCACCGTTTATGAGATATAGGTCACCTCCAAGTTCAGCAGAGATACGGTCTAAATTTTCAAGCTCTCTAATATCGTTAGTGCTCATCCAGCCATTTTGTCTTGCTGTTGCATAGCCGTTCATACGGCTTACATAATCACCTCGAAGCAAACCATCCACATTAAATTTAATAAACATATCTGACTTTTCACTTTCCATAAGAAGTGAGCGGCACATTGATTGTTCCCAGCGAATTATCCACGGATCAAGAGTATATTTTACAAACTCCAATGACTGTTGCTCAATGTTTGAAAAAGAGGACTTTTCAAGGTCAGCAAGCATGTGCGGAGGCACCCTGAAAATTCGGGCAATTTCATTTATTTGAAACTTTCTTGTTTCAAGAAACTGTGCCTGTTCAGGTGAGATACCTATTGGCTGATATTTCATTCCTTCCTCAAGTACAGCCACACGGTGGGAATTTGCAGAACCTTGATATGCCATGTTCCAGCTATCTTTTACCTTCTGCGGGTCCTTGATTGTGCCAGGATGTTCCAATACTCCGCCCGGAGTAGCACCGTTAGCAAAGAATTTTGCTCCATATTCTTCAGTAGCCATAGATAAACCAACTGCATTTTTAGCCATTGCAATAGGGGAGTAGCCAACCAGACCATCAAATCCTAGGCCCGGGATATGCAAAACATCCGAGGGGTCAAGATAAACTAAACTGTCTTTTCCTAATGTTGGCACATCCTCGGTATTTCTTTGGTACAAATAAAAGAGCCGACCGTTTTTGTCTCGGTCGACTGTCATTTTGTTAGGCATTAAAGGGTAGAGAGCTATTACTTCACCTCGGGCATTTCGTATAATCTGAGCATAGGCATTTCCCCATAATAAAAGATGACTCATAAGCGTTTCTCTAAACGAAAATGAAGTCATCTCAGGGTTTGGCTCATCATGGAGCAGTTTATATAAGGGGTGTTTAAAATACTTTTCTTTGCCTCCTGAATTATTGTATTTATACACATGAAGGGGGAGACAGGCCACTGTTTCAGCAAGTATTCTTACACAGGAGTACACAGCTGTCATTTGCATTGCGGTATGCTCATTGACCGTCTTTCCTGCGGTTGTTCCACCGAAGAAGAAGCTGTATCGGCTGCCGCTTAAGCTATCTTTAGGCTTGTCACGAGCCTTAAAAATTCCTTGTAGTATCCCCATAGACATCACTCTCCTTAAAAATTGGTATGAAAAAAGCACCTTCCCACAGAGGGACAGATGCTTTCATATGATTTACAAAAGTAATAAATATTAACTATTAAAAAATAAACGTAAGCACTCTATTTGTTATATTTTTAGTTATTATCGTTACATTTGAGAATATTTAAAATTTCCTGTTGTCTTGAACACAGCATAAGTGACGGATTCATCAGAACTGATTTTATATTCAAAACTGATTTTATATACAAATTGATTCTATTCTTTACCATCATTGTTGATTTCATATTCTGGCGCATCTTTAAAAATATAGCTGATTCCGTTTTTTAGGATGTAATAATGTCATATTTCATCAAGTGGTGCACCCGAATGACTGAAAATGTGCCAATGAAATTCAGTAACTTTCGTATCCTCGTAATAAGGGAAAATCCTAGTCAAATAATCGTAATTTTTCCATCCAAATATAGTGTTCTCATAATAATCCATTTTTAAATTAGGATATTTATACCCTGACTCTAAAAATCCACCTCTTATCTTCTTTGTAGGCATCGCACTAATAGCGGCGTTGGCCATGCTTTTTAGATACGAATTAATAGAATCCTCAAATGCTTTTATCTGTTCATCTGTGTACTTTATGCTGTTTCTAATGTTATAATACTCATTTTCGATGGTAGACCAGGGAATAACTATGGCTATATCATAGCATTTGAATTTGTTTTCATTTTCAATTACTCGTATATAATTCTTTAAATCAAATGTTATAAATTCTGTTTTCAGTTCTCCAAAATTATCTTTCAAATATTTTTCAAGTTCAATTGCTGATTTAATTTCTGCAACCTTTGGCACAACAACATTTGGAGTATCGCTATTAACAATACTTATTGATTTTATTACCTTATTGAAATCATTAGTAAGGCTACTTGGTATGTTATCTTGGTGAGCAAACATAAAATTATAAAACATGTCATTTTGTATAAAAAACACAACCTCAAATTGATATACATTATCATCCATGTTCCCACTAAAATACATTTTTCTGCCTTCAATATTTGCTACTATTGTATGGCTTTGTTCAAGAATTCGAAAATTTGTCACACTTCCTTTAATTCCTTCTATAAATGCGTCATATAATCCGCCCAGAGAAGCATTATCAACTTTCATGTATTCAGTTTGTACCATTAGTAGCCCATTTTCAGATGAATTAGTTCCGGATGGGTAAAAATACGTTATTCCATTACTACCTTCTACTTGTTTCCAAGTCGACGAAACCTCGCAGACATATTCTCCCACCGAAAATGTTGTCGAAGCATCATTCGTTGTAATAACTACTTTATTATTTCCGCCATCCCAATCAACTTTTGCACCAAATGCTTCAGCAACAAATCGAGCAGAAACAAGTGTTCTACCATCAACTAAAAGTGGTGGCACATCCAATGTCCTTGTTTCGCCGTTTATTTTCATCTTGTTATCGTTTATTGTTGCTTGTACATAATAAAGCTCATTAAAAGCTGTCACGGTTTGAGTATCATTGTTCCAATCCACAGTTGCACCAAGTGATTCGAAAATCGTTCTCAGAGGAACCATTGTTCTTCCTCCGATAAGCTGCGGTTGAACGTCAAAATTTAATGTTTTGCCATCCAACTGAACGGTAATGTTATTTTCGGCGAAGGCAAGGCCTCCTACTAATAGTGAGGTGATAATTATTATACCAATAACTAACTTCCAAAAGTTCTTGTTCATAAAAAGATACCCTCCTAATTTTTTCTTAGATTACTACATCAAACATCATTTTCATCAAGAATGTTATTAATATACTAAAAAGTTCTCAACTGACTTAGTTACATTATTTATGTAAGCTTCAGCAGTCATCTTCCTGCTGGCACCATATTGATTGGTAATAGTCACTTCAACCTTAAAAAACCACGAACCGTCATAGGATTGCCAACTATCTATCAAACCACTATACCAGTGACATTCAAATCCATATGGATATAGTGCGTTACCCACGTTTTCAAAAGCTTTGTGAGCTTGCTCAACTCTAAGCTCTTTTGAGTGATCGAGTGCATCAACTTCAGAAGCTATTCGGTCATCTTCTATAAGTTCGAATGGAACGATGAAAAATAGTGCAGCGTCACTTGAATTCTCCAAAACACTCATATCAGAATATACATCGTTTGCATCATTATACGATGGT